GCTTGCTAAAACGTATTCTTAACACCATGAGCCATGAATCTGGCGGAAATCCCACTGTATGGCAGCATGGATATACAGATTCCAACACAGGGGTCGACCCTGCACGTGGTCTTTTCCAATTCATTGGCTCAACGTTCAGAAATTACGCTGTAAAAGGACACAATAACCGAGCTAATGGTTATGACCAAATCTTGGCCTTATTTAACGATAAGAACTTAACTAGCGATTTGCGTTGGAATGGTGGCTGGGCGCCGAGTGGTGCACGTCGTAGACATGCTAATGGTGGCTGGGCCGAGAATGGTAAGGTTAACATTTTTGGTGAAAAAGGTGTTAATAGTGAAGTTGCTATTAATCCACAAAAGCCGAATGCTGATCCACTTATCATGGAAGCTATGAGTGCCCGTGCTAAGAATGATCCTGCTGGAATCTTTGGTCGCATGCGTAATTTTGCTAAATTACAACGTAAATTGGCAGAAATAAACACCGGAAAAGCAGAGTTTAATCGCCAGCAGCAAAGTGGCTTTAAGAATTCTAAACAGGCTACAACTATCCGACCACAAATAAATTATAGCCCTACAATTAACATATCTGGGGTAAGTAATGATGTTGCGAGTCAAGTTAAAAAAGCCTTAGCTGACGACAAGGCCATGCTTATGAATATTATTGACGACTACTTCAATGACGCTTTGGGTCAAGATTAAAAGGACGGTGATTGCATGGCAAACACGTTAGACAAGTACCATACTGCTTACTTAAAGGCTAAAAATGCCTATAAGAAAGCTAATTCAACCGACTTGAAGAATAAAAAGTCAGTTAATAATATCAAAGCCAATATTTCGAAAGCTAGTGGCAGCAAAAAAGCCAAGCTGGAAAAGCAATTGGCTAGTGCTAAGAGGTCACAAGCAAAAAGTTCCAAGAAGAAGGTTAAAGCTAAGTCCGTTTACAATTCAAAGAAGAAGACTTATGAAAAATATAAGTTGAAAGAAGACCGTATTAAAAAGAAAAATGCGGTTTATGACGCGATGAAGTCCGAAAAAGCCGGATATTGGAAGTCGAAACGTCCATATATCATTCCTAAATATCCGCAGACTAAGCATAGTTATGTGTTTATCGATAATGAAACGGAAACGGCAAGTGGGTCGACCGAAATAACGACTAGTGCTATTTTTACTGGTCAATATATCAATCACTACACGCAGTCACAACCGGTTACTCACACGATAGATGGCAAACTTGGTGGATCATCGAATTCGGAAATCAGTGGCTTAAAGAAACAGCTTGAAACACTGATGAGATGGTGTCGCGATGGTATTGAGGTTGAGCTTCACAGTCAGCAAGGAACTAATAGCGGTGTTATCACATCTGTTTCTCCTAACTATGACGAACCACTAGAAAATGCTATCAAGTTGTCAGTGACTGTTCAGGAAATTAACTGGGCGAACACTAAGCCCAAGAAAACGACTAAAGGCAAAACATCTAAGTCACCAAAGAACAAAACAGACAAACCGACAAAATCAGGGTCAAGAAAAACTGTAAAGCCCAAGGCCGGTAAATATATCACCATAAAAAGTGGTGACACCTACTGGGGTTACCATAACAAGTATGGAACTAGCATATCTAAGCTGCGCAGTTGGAATGGTTTTTCTGATACGAAGCTACCTATTGGTAAGAAATGCCGTGTTAAGTAAAGAGGGTGGGTAAATGTATAGGACAACGTTTGATTTTGACAAGTCCGAAAAAGATTCGGTGTTCAATTTGGAATTTTCTGGAAGTGAATACGAGTTTGAAATAAGTTATAATAAAGTCAATGATAGCTTTTACATCACAATCAGAGATGTTAATGGCGAAGACATCGTTACATGCGAAAAAATTGTATACGGTGAAAAGATTTTTGCTGATATTAACTTCGGCGATTTACCCGAAGAGGACTTTGTGCCATTAGATGAAAGTGGTAAATGTCATTCCGTAACGTTTGAGACTATGAATGATGGCGTCTATATTACTATTGACGATTTGTTTACTGGGGAGCTTGACGAAAATGATACCCAGTCAGGTGAACTTAATCCGGACGGCAATCAAAGCGAAATGATTGCTGATGATAATGACGGTGACGATAGTGATGAAGATTATTAGTAAAAAATGAAAAGAGGCTGCTTATGTATTTAGCTAGACCGTATTTAGAAGTTGTTGTCAAAAAAGGCAAGACTGAAAAAACGTTTAGATATACCGGCAAGTCCCCCTATAACGGAGCCGTGGATTTTTCCTCGGCTTTTTCATTAGGGACAAAACCGGAAAACAACAAATTAACTTTTTACAACTTGACAGATGGGCAATTTGCTTTGTTGGAGCAGGGGGCACAGGTTACCGTTTATGGCGGTTTTTATAACGCTGATATGACTGCACACGTGGGAGGCAAAATAACCACTGGAACAATCCAATCATCAACGCCTACCAGCTATGAGGGCCAAAACCACACTGTTGAAGTAACGTTTAATCACATGCCAAAAATAACCAGCAAGCATATTAAAGTTAAGAAGGTCACTTATAAAACGGTAAAATCAGCAAGTAAGCGGAAAAAGGCAAGCGGAGGGAATGCCACTGAAAAAATAAATACTAACAACAAGCGGTTGACACAAGTATTTTATAAGTGGGAAAAAGATAACCCTAATTCAACTGTTCAGCAGAGAAAAGCTAAGCACAGACAAATAATTGCAGAAAAAAAGCGCTATGCTTCGAACATGAGAAAAAAAGCGTCCGTTTCTAGCAAAAAGACCGCAGCTAAGAAGAAGAAAACCAAAGTTGTAAAATATGTAAACTTGCATTTTAAAAAGGGTACTCGTGCCAGCACAATCATTCGGAATATTGCTAAACGGGCAGGGCTACCAATTGGTAAACTAAATTTGGCATATAATCATAAATTCGCTAATGGTTATACGGTTAGCAAATCGCCATTAAACGGTATTGCAGATGTAGCCAAAACAGCTAACACGCCGGTTTATTTTCTTAACGGAAAAATATACGTTCAAAAGATTACAGCTAGTAAAAAGAAAAAAATAATTTTATCGCCAGAAACGGGCCTAACGTCCTCTCCAACGCCTAGTGGCGATGGCGCATACAAGGGAATGCAAATGGAAGCGCAATGCCTTATGCGGTATGATATAGGCATAGGAACGGTCGCTAACATCAGTAGTGGGTTTAAAAAATATGGTGATTGTATAATTATCGGTGGAGTTCGTGAGTTTACGTCTTCAACTGCTACAGTTACGTTCCAATTTGTGCCGTTGAAAGTTTATAATTCAGTACAAAAAGAGAATTTAAGCAAGGATAAAAAGAAGTCGGCTAAAGATCGTGTGAAAGCTAAAAAGGACGCAAATAAAATAGCTGCTGAAAAGAAAAGACGTAGGAGTAGAAAAAAATGAAAGATGGTAAAAATAAAGGGTTAGAATTTGTGCTGACTATGATAAAAGAATACTCAAATAGTGGGCCGTTTATTGCCAAGGTAATTAAAATTAGTCCATTAACTATTCAGCCACTAATGAAGACTAAAAAAGGCGAAAAATATCACCCTATTAGTAACTGTCGAATGCTTAAACAAAATAAAGTAAAATCAGTGGCAGACGGTAAGCCGATTGAAGACAAAACACCTATAAAAGTAGGCGATGATGTGTTAGCCATCATAACGCAGCACTCATTAGAAAATTATAAAAATGGTAAGTTCTTTATTGATGACGAAACTCGGCAGTTTAGCATGGATAATGCTGTAGTATTGGGGGTGATAGAATGAGTGTAGACGCTAAGCTTGATGAAAACGGGAATCCAGATATTACTGACGGTTCACTAATTGTTAACGGAATAGAAGAATTAAAGCAATCACTATCACTACGTCTAAAATCACAAGTTGGTTGGGCCAAAGACGATGATGATTTCGGCGTTGAGTGGTTAGGATTTTTCGATGATGTTTCTGGTGGTTCGATTGCCGAGCAAAAGATACGTGAAGCTATTGAACATGATCCACGCGTGAATGCTGTTACTGACATTGAATTAGATATTGACGATAACACCCGAACCGCACACGTCAAAACAATGTTAAATATTATTGACCAAGACTTAATTGACGAAAACGGAAACCCAAATTTGGATTACGAATTTTATTTTGAACCTTAAAAAACGGAGGGAATTTTATGCCATTACTAGAAACGGGCTATCAGCCATATGACTATGAGACTTGGCTAATCAAGATACAGAATGATTTAAAACAAAACTTTAATGGCGACATTGACTTGTCAACCGGTTCTTTTTATGAGTCACTTGCTGAATCAGTAGCACGGCAGCTTGCTGAAATTGATTTAAACAGTGCTGATGTTTACGATTCTCGCTTCATTTCACTGGCAACCGGTACAACGTTAGACCGTCTAGCAACAAATTATGGTGTGACGCGAAAAAAGGAATCGTATGCACATACAAAAGTCACAATCACTGGCGAAGTCGGCTATGAAGTTCCTGCTGGTACAATGTTTTCAAATAACGAAAACCGAAATTTCGAAACAACTGATAGTGTAGTAATCGGTGAAGACGGTAAAGCGGTTGTCGATGTTTATGCCGAAGAAGCTGGCGAAGATTACAACTGCGAAGCCAATACCATCACAGACCAAGTTATGTATGTTGACGAAATTGAAGAAGTTACCAATGCAACCCCAGCGTCTGGCGGTCAAGATTTGGAAAATGATTACAACTTCCGGCAGCGGGTTAAGATTGCTGGAAAATCAGCAACTTCACCAACCAAAAACGGAATCATTAATGCCATTTCACAAATTTCAGGGGTTACCAATGCTACCATTGAAGTTAATAACAACCCAACCACCAATGCTGCTGGTGATCCGCCATACACAACGCATATTTATGTGCTGGGCGGTAATCAAGACGACATTGCTCAAGCCATTTCGGATAACATTGCGGCTGGTATTACATTATCGGGTGATATTCAAAAGAAGGTTAAGCTGGCAAATGGTGAATACAACGACATTAGATTCTCTGCTGGTAAACAAACAATTATCTATGTAAAATGTGCAGTTTCAATTGATATTAATACCGAAGAAGAACAAGAATCAGTTAAGAACGATATTATTGACAATATTGAATACTTTATTCAAGATTACGAAATGGGTTCACTAATTCCGTATACAAAAATCTTTGGAGTTATTTATGATGTTGAAGGGGTTAAAAACGTTACTGATTTACAGCTGGGGACTGACCCTGAAAAGATGGGGAAAGAAGATATTCAGCTGGAAAAAATAAGCTCTGCTGCTATTTCTGATAAGGGAATCGAGGTTAGTTTCAATGGTCAATGATTTTAAAACGTATCACAGACGGCAAGTGCTTGATATTCCAACTAATGGAATAAACACTACCGAAGATAGTCCAACCGAAAAGCTAATGCGTGTTTATGACAACTTCTTTTATAATTTAATTAACAATATCCAGTCCGTCCAACTAATAAATGATATTGACAATGCAGTTGATATGCAGCTTGATGATATTGGATATGACTTCGACATATTTAGAAATAGTTTTAGTGATGATTTTTATAGAATATTAATTAAACTTAAAATGATGAATCGAAACTCCCAAGGAACTGCTAACGAATTAATTAAGTTGATTAGTGATACATTTGGATTCCCCGAAGAAGAAGTGCAGCTTATCACTGACTACAAAATTAACGCAGATGGGACAGTTTCCGGCGATCCTATGCACATTCGTGTGGAAAACATTCCACTTGAAAACATCGATCACCCAGAGGTTATGAATTTATTTTTGGACGAACTGCAAAACGCATTATCCGCTGGAATCACCCTAGCTGGTGCAACGTTTATTGTTCAACCATCATCAACTCTGTTCTTGAATTGTGGAGCTTTTATTAGCAAAAATGTTATAATTAACAACGGGTCAACGGATTAAAATATTTGTCCCAAATCCGACGTGATTAGTTGTGTTTTATATAAATTAAAGTAAAGGAGCGATACGATGGCAAAATGGAATAATGTTGTCATAACTGACATGGGAATGCAGTTGTCAGCACAAACACTATCCGGGAAAAAGATTGTTTACACCCATGCGCAAACAACTGACCTTGATTTATCTGGCAAAACACCAGATCAACTTCAAGCAATGACTGAATTAACAAGTGTTAAACAAGACATTCCTATCAGTAGTATTTCTGTTAATGATAAGGAAACGGTAAAAATTTTTGTTAAAATTACGAATGAGGGCGTAAAGCAAGACTACATGCTTTATGGATTAGCCGTATTCGCTAAGATTGATGACAACCCCGAAGTGTTATATGAGGTTGTAACGGCGCAAAAACCCGATTTAGTTCCAGCATTAACTGGAACAACTTTATCAGGAATTAACTTCTCACTATTGACACATGTCGCTAAATCAGAAAATGCTTCAATTATTGTAGGCGCTGGTGGACTTAATGAAGATGAAGTCCTTGAATTAATCAACGAC